GTGGTCGTGGACCAGATCGGCTCGGTAACGGAGTTGGTAGCGGGGCGGGGCGTGGGCGCTGCGGCGGCACTCGGCGCGGCGATCGGTGACGAGGCGGCGCAACGGGTGCTGCTCGGCACCGCGACATTGTGCGACGTGGTGCTGGCTTCTTGGGCAATGGGTGTCGATACGGCTCAGGCCGTCGTCGAATACGCGGAAGTCGCACTCGAATCCGCGGTGAAGAGCGTGACCGGTTCGCGCTGCGCGTGAGCACCGCGCGGGTCGCCATACCCGCGCGATGTGGCGTTTCATGGTCGGGGATCGACTGCCCGGGACCGTAGGTTCGGTCCGGGCACAATCCGATGTAGGTGTGGGGCTAGTCGGGGCGCTCGATGTCCTTCAGCGCCAGCGTGACGAAGTCGCGCATGGGAATCTCCAGCGCCTGGCACAGTGCGTGCAGTTGCTGCATGTCCGGTGACCGTTCACCGTTCTCGAAGCGCTGAATCGTGCTGACGGCGAGTCCGGTCAGTTCCGCTAGTTGCTGGCGGGTCAGATCGCGGCGTGCTCGCGCTGCTCGCAGTTCGTTCCCTACCGCACGATTGATGCCCGAAGCCGTCTCTTTCGCACCCATATGGACCATTCTGAGGTCCGAACGGCTACCTGGCAAACGACATGCCGACTACTTCACACCCGTGTCGTGGCACAGTTTGCGGCGCGAATCAAGATCCATACGGGCTTGCAACTAGTCCGAACGGACCATATGGTGCTCCGTATGGATCATTTGGATGAAATGGTTGCGGAACGTGTGCAACACGTTCTTGCGAAGCGGGGGGTCGCCCTGAATGACCTGGTCAAACACACCGGCATGCCCGCCGCGGTGCTGCGTCGACGATTAGCTGCGCAAGGCTCCTTCACCCTCTGCGAACTCGCCCGTATCGCGGCCTTCGCCGGCTGCCGGACCGCCGAGCTGATTCCGCAGACGGGTCGGCGATGATCACTTCCCGCGAATCGAGTCCTCCGGCGCGGGTGAAGGACTTCGCACCCAATCGTTCTCAAACGTTTTGTGACTGGAATCACTCCCAAACGGAAACTGAATTCCACGCGTCGGGCGATCGATCAGTTACCGCCCCGGCCGCGCTCGAGGGTGTCATCGCGAAGCTTCCAGGACTGGCTGGATACGGCGCGTGGACGTCGTCCCCCGCCGACCTCGCGCCGACCTGTCCGACACCAGCGGTGGCAGTGGTCCTCATCAACGATCCCCGCGAAGAAAGCGTGCACACCGCCACTCTTGTCGCCCTGCCCGAACTCGACGGCACGGCGACGTCGGGCCGTGCGGTCGGCGTCGCCGACTTCTCCTACTTGCCGACAAGCGATGAAAGGTCGCAGGTCTGAACATGTCTCGACTCAAAAGTATTCGCGCCCTCTGGAATTCGACGTCTGTACCCGATCCGGTCGATGTGTTGATCATGGGCGGCACGTGGAATCCCAACGGGGACGGGGTCACCGCTGCCTTCGCCGCAGGCCTCGACCTGGACCACTTCAGGCCGCGAGTTGTCCCCTATCCTGCCGACTACGGCAGGTCGGTGCCGTACGCGGACAGCGTCGAGGCAGGTCGGGAGGCTCTGATCACCGCGATGAAGTCGTCGCCGCATCCCGTGGTGCTTGCGGGCTACTCGCAGGGCGCGGCGATCGCGGGAGACGTCGCCGCCTCGGTCGGCGGATCCGCGCGTGTGGTTGCGTGCGCCCTCATCGCCGATCCACTTCGCCCGGCGGGCGAGTGCATCGGTGCGGACCCGGGCGGCTACGGCATCGCGGGTCAACGTCAGGTGCCGAACGTGCCGGTCTATTGGGCGGCGGCCCCCGGAGATCCGATCACCGCGCTGCCCGAGGGTAACCCGCTGCGCTCGATCGCCGATCTCAGCGCGTATTTCAGCCTTTCGTCTCCCCATGCGGCGATGCGGTGGGGTCGGAGCCTGATCGATGTGGCCGCTCAGCGGCAACTGCAACGGTGGTGGTCACCCCAGCACTGGCGCAGCTGGTCCGGAGCCGTGGCGTTCGCGCGGGGCTACCTCGTCGACGGCAGGCATACCGAGGATTACATCCGCGGGGGTCATGCCAGGGAGTTGGCGGAGCGGCTCAACGCCGAGGTCGTCGAGGGCGCGCTACGGAGGCGCGGATGAACGACGAGCCGAACCATTTGTACCTGAGCCGAGGCGAACTCCGTGAGCTCGCCGACCTGCTCCGTGAAATACCCGACCTAGCAGAAGATCTCGCGATATCGAGGTCCCGCCAGGCCAAGCTCGGCAGTCGGGGCGACTACCGCATGCACCGTCGCGCCAGCGAGCAACCGCTGCCGTACAACCCGGCCGCCGCCCGCGCGGCGGACCATTTGCACGCTGTGCTGGTCGGATGGGTCCGTCTGGTTTGTGAACAACGTGGTCTCGACTACTCGGGTTCGACCACGACCGCCGGACTGTCGCGATGGCTGGACAAGAACCTGATCGCGCTGGCGATGACCGTGGGCGTCGAGAGTGCGCGACGGGAAATCGGCGAGGCGGTGCTGGCGGCTACGACGGTCGTCTGCCCACCGCCGGCAAAGGTGGACCTAGAGCCTTCGATGATCGACCAGGCGCGCACCCATCGCCTCAACGCCTCCGGTATCGCCACTTTGGCGAAGGAACTGGGGGACGAGTACCGGAGTTTGACCGTCCGGCGGGTGCAGACGCTGCGTGACGCGGGGAAGATCGCTCCGGTGCCGGGGCCGTGGGCTCCCGATTGGCCCGAGGTGTTCGTGGTGGGGGAGGTACTCGACCAACACCGCGCCCATCCCAGCAGGTCGCGGGGCAAGGGCGCGACGGCCGCGCGGAGCCGCGCTCGGTAGCCCTGTTCCGCGTACCCGAACGGCTCGAGTCGCATCGCTCGCGACAGCCACCGTATCGCACGGTCCAGCGTGGCAGCGTCGTCGTTGGAAAGCATTGCCGCCCAACCGGTTACTTGTACCGGTCGGGCGGCAATTTCCGTTTCCGGAACGATCCGCGCGTCCAACTCGGTTACCTGCTTCGTGGTCGCGTCAGCGGTTCCTGGATGGTGCGGCCGCCCTGAAGGCCCCAACCGTGATCGCGATCGGTGCCGACCCGCTTCGATAGGCGGGTGCGATACCGCACCGCGCTGCGGAGTTGAGCCGAGCCGATACCCGAAAGCCCATACCGTCCGCGCCATCTGCCCTACGAAGTCTGAAATCAGCTGGACTACCAGCGGTTTCGTCGCCTCGAAAAATCGGGTGTTGACATTCGCACCGCGTTAGGTGAACATTGGTGCAGCGCCAGAGCTGCGCCTTCATCCCGAAGATTCCGGGAAATCCCCACTCCTCCAGATGTTCTCGATAGAACTCGTCGTGGCCCTGTGCGTCCGCAACACCGGACGCACAGGGCCACGGCCGTTCCTCTCGGAGCTCTTCTGGTCCCCAAGCATGCGGCACGCCCCCGAAACCCCTCCGATGTCGAATTGACAAGCGGGGCAGAGCTTGCCGCATCCGCCCGAACGCATCGCTCGTCTCCCGTCACTACGGTGCACGGTCGCAGCCGAGCGCCGTTCGGGCATATGCCCCACCCCCGGCGTGCCCCTCCAGGCCGGGGGTGGGGCATTCATCCCGCCGGTCGTGACCAGCCGGTTGTCTGCGAGGAGGCAGTCATGGACGACACCGTGCGCGAACTGCTGGAGCTGCACCTGCACAGCCCACTCCCCGCGACACCCGACCGCGACCTGGCCCACCAGATCATGCGCGTCCATCGGGAATGCGCCACCGACCATTGCCGCCGCAAGGACCAGGCGCTGCGGTCCTTGATTGCCGAAGGCCGTATCGTTCCCGACTCCTCACGCACCCGCTGACCCCCAGCCCGCCCCGCAGGATCCCTTCTCCCGCAATCGGTTCGCGGTCGCAGACGGTCCGAGCCGCGGGGCGCCCGGCCCCACCCCCGGTTTTGCTACGAGCCGGGGGTGGGGCACCCCAACCCGCAGTGAAATCACGGTTACGAGTAGAAGCTCATGGACGGTTGAACGATGTTTTTCGAAGACGTGCCAAACGACGCCCCCCTGTTCGCCGACGGCGGTGAAGTCGCGGAAGGCCGACGTCCGGATGTCGACGACGGGATGCTTTCGCTGAGTCGGCCCGGACGGCTGGCCCCGTTTCTCCAGTGGTCGGCGGTAGCGTCGGCCGGTGGTCAGATGTTGGCGAAGGCGTTTCAGGCGAAGACGTTCGCTGCGGGCGGCGAGGTGGCAGAAGAACACGGCCCCGTCAGCAGCGACGGTGGTTTCCTCTCCACGTCCCGAGCGGGTTCGCTGTTCCCGTTTCTGCAGTGGCACAACTGGTACAACATCTACAAGAACACCAGGGACCAGGTGACTGCGGCCGGCGGCGAGGCAGCCGTAGCGGCAATCGTCGGCGCTGTCACCGGACCTGCGGGCGCGGCGGCGACAGCGGCCGCCACAACGCTGACCAACACGGCGGGCGCTGTCATCGAACAATTCTCGACACAAGCCGAGGCGTTGCGTCGATTCACCCCGCTGCCGATGGCGTCTCAGCCCCAACTGCGCACGCTCGAGGGGCGGCTGGGCAGCGGTCTCGACATCGACCGGTCCACGACCATCAATGTGATCAAGGCGGGCAGCTACGGTCCCGCGACGTCGAAGGACGCGCTGAACCTTCGCGCGCTGACGTACCTGTCGCACGTCCGCTGACCGCGGGATCGCCCAGCGCGAGGACACCTTCCCTTCCGGAGTGGGCCGCGCCCGTTCACTTCACGTGCGATGAGATCCGAGAGGGGGTGAGGAGAATGCTCGCCGTCGTCGCAGACGTCATCAAGTTGATCAGCGTGGTGATTCCGCTGTTGCTGCCACTGTTCGGGCGGTGATCCGCAGTGCCAGAACAGGGTTCGCGGGGCGGATGCGCCACTACCGCGTATCCCTGGAAATCCGAGCGTCCCCGAGCGCCGTCCATCCGAGACGCCGGCCGTACCTGAACGAATTCGTTTCCACGGTGCACCCGTGAACCCAACCCATGGAGAAAGTCATGCCCAACGCCGATGAATCCCTCGGCCTCGCTGGACAAATCCTTACCGATGTCAACGCCGTGGTCGCCCGCCTGGCCACACTGAAAGCCGATATCGATGTCCTGTCCAACCTGGCGCAGGGCGTCGCGATGACCGTCGACGCGGCGCTTCCCGCACCGGCGCCGCCGACCGGAAGCCTGGACGCCACTGTTTCGCTCGGCTCGGCACCGGAAGCGGTGTGATGACCTATCCAGTCGCGGGGGAGTTCCCCGATTTCGAACAGTTCATGATCGACCTGTTCACCCCGATCGCCACCACCGTCACCACACTGCCCGCCACCTCAGAGGCCTTGCAGTCGGCGCTGCCGCTCATCTGGGTCCGCAAGAACGGCGGGACGCTGGACATCAACGCGATCACCTACAAGGCGAAGGTGAACGTCGTCGCCTTCGGCACGACTCGTGGTCAGGCGCAGCAGCTCGCGGTGCAGATCCGTGCGGCGATGCTCGGCGCGCCCGCCAGCCGTGTCAACGGTGTGCTCGTCGACTACGCCGAGGAGGTCGTGGCCGACGAGCCGAAGTTCCATCCGCCGATCCTGCGGCGTAGCCGCGGTCTGACGGAGGTGCCGGATCTCGATCCGCTCAACCAGATGGTCGAGATCGCCTTCTCGATCGAAGCCCGCCGCCAGTAGACGGGCCACACCCCTTTCCGATGGGGCCCTTCAACGGCACCAGCCGGTGCCGATCTTCGTTAACCATGCCCGCGTCCGCGCGGGCGCTCGAATGGAGACACATGCCTGCCACCAACCTCACGGCGCTCAAGTCCGCTCAGCGTTCGCTGCTGCTCAAGCCGCTCGACGCCGCGGTGTTCATCGCGCCCTGGTACACCCCGGCTCCGTCGTCGTTCACCGACGCCAGCGGCGCCCTGCAGACGCTGCCCGCGGCTTTCCAGCCGGTCGGCCTGATCGACAAGAAGACCGGTGTGGCCTTCGCTCGCGGTATCACCGCCGCGCCGATCGAGGCGTACGGCGAGCTGCAGCCGGTGCGAAACGACATCACCAGCGACATCACCACCATCGAATTCCAGCCGCAGCAGACCACCAAGCTCACGCTGCAGCTGACCACCAGCGCCAACCTGGCGCAGGTCAAGGCCAACGCCGCCTCCGGTGAAGTGTTCTTCCCGCAGCCTGCCTCGGAGGAGATCACCTACTACTCGGCGATCGTCATCGGCAAGGACGGCAACGACGCCAGCCCGATCTACGTGTTCAAGGTGCTGCCGAAGGTTGCCATCAGCAAGTTCGGCGGCGAACAGTGGAACCCCACCGAGGTGCTCGCGCAGAAGCTGACCATGGTCGCGTTCAAGGACGACACCGCGGGTTACGCCATCGCGCACGGCTTCGGCGGCCTGGGCTGGAAGAACGTGCTGGCGCAGACCGGCATCGAAACGGCGGCCTGACGCTTCCGCGGCACACCGCCGCTACACCCTGCTCGCCGCGCGCCTCGATCACCGCGATCCGAGTCGCCGCGTTCGCAGGGTCCCTCGATCACCCAGGTCTCGGCCTGGGCGTGGGGCGGGCCGTGTGTCTCCGGTCATGGCGCGCCCCACACCTTCCTTGTCCATCCTTCCGGAGAAGAAAGCGGGTCCACTGTGTCCGCCATCCCCACCGAGTACCCCGTCCTCATGACCGACGGCGAGAACGACTACGTCGTTTCCAGCGCCACCGAATACGTCAACGCCGTCTACAAGCTCGGCCACACCCCGAAGGCGGCTGCCGTCGCCGACGAGGCGACCGACGCGGCCCAGCGTCGTCGCGTCTCGAAGTCCAAGTAACACATCGCAACCGGAGAAGCACCATGGCAACCACATCCGATGCGGCCACCGCGGCCGAAGCCGGTGGACGTTTCTACGAACTCCAGCGGGAACTCGCCCCGCGCCGTCGCGCGCCCTACCGTTTGACCGACGACATCGCCATCCCGCCGGTCACCAGGAGCCAGGTACTGGCCCTGCGCAGGACACGCGACGACGACGAGCAGATGGCCATCGTGCTGGGCGACCAGCACGAAGCCATCGAAGCCCTGTTCGCCGAGCGGCCGCTGGACGAGTGGTACGCCTTCCAACGCGATCTCTACGCACACCTCTTCGGCCAGGGCGCCGCGGAGCTGCCGGGGGGATCGCAGGGCTCGTAGAGTTCTGGGAACGTTTCGGTGCCGCGCTCGACTACGACTTGCTCGAGCGCGGCATCGACGTCCGAGAATGCTTCGGGCCCAATTCGATTCGCACACGCGACTGGCGCACCATCTGGGCGTTCAAAGACAGGCTGCCGCACGGTTCGCAGTATCGTTCGGCGCTGGCAATGGATCGCGAACTCGCCGAACAGGTGATGGCAGTAGAAGACGCCGCGGCCGCCCTCGATCTCTACGAGGAAGCCGAGCAGCCCGCCGGGCCGACGCCCGAGGGCTACACCATCGACAGCTATCTGCTGTTGTCGATCATCGATGCCCTGCAAGGTGTGCAGGCCGCAGTAATCGCCGCCGCGGGCGGTGACCCACCCCAGATTCGACCGATGCCACGACCGATAACCGCGGTGGAAATGGTTCGCGACGAACGACGCGATCGGTCGATGCAGAACCTTATCGACCAGTTCACGGCCCCTACCTGGGAGGAATGATGATCTTCACCGCCACGCTCCCGGCCCAGGCCGCCGGCGGCCCCGACATCACCGCACTGGCCGGCGTCTACTCGCCGGCCTTCTACGAAGGCGACACCGTCACCGACGTCAGAATAGTTGCGCCGCCGGGGTTTTCCACCCTCGACGGTGCGGCAACCAACAACGTCACGATCTCTGTTCGCCAGCTCCGAAATGGCACGCCGGTCCAGACCTTCGCCAGCCTCACCCTAGGCGCGGGGACCACTCTCGGAGCGGAAGTTTCCCTGCCCGTGGCGATCACGGCCCAACCGACATTCCTGGCGGGTGATGTCCTGGACGTTCGTATGCACCAAAACGGCACCGGCCAGGCAGTCGGAGCGGGCTTGCACGTCTCGGTCTTCGTGAGCTGAGTTCACCTGCCCGAGATCACGGATGGACAATCGGGTTCGGAAGTGGGTCCACATTTCCGCGAGCAGCGTTTGGAAAACACGGTGACGCAAGATCCAGTCCGAGCTCGCCGGTCGAGGAGACAAGTGCTGTCAGCGTGAAATGATCCGGCGTGGTCGCTTGGATCAGATCGGGCTCGACGGTCGGCTCATAGGTCACTTCCCATCCGAACGATCGCCAACCGGACCGAAACGCGTCGAAGTACCCTCGCGCGGGTTCTTTTGCTCCGGTGACCAAATAGTGCAACCAGAGCCCTAGGGGAGCATCGGGGACTTTGCGATCAATGGTGCACGTATCCACGTTTCGATCGAAGACCGCACGGCCGTCCCAGCGATCGCTCAGTACGAGCGACAACTCGGGCGGCAGGGCACCCAGTGTTCTGTGCAGATAGGCGACTCCGAGCTCTTGAGCGGACTTCTCCGACAAGTCTTCCCTGACGGGGTATTTGCTGACGTAGGTCAGTTCAGGCTTCGGATCCCATCGGGAGGGACTGGATTCGGCGGCTACCTCGTGTGGTGATGGTGCGCAGGACGTGCAAGCCAGTGCGATGGCCGCGGCCGAAACCGCCAGGGCAGGATATCGGTGATGCATTCTGTCTCTCGATGTCTTTCAGCTCGACTGGCGCGAAACTCATTCGATAGCCGCTCGCGGCATCCTAGCGCGATTGTCGTCCGAGAGTCTTGTCCGGGCGTGCATGTCGCAGTCCGAGTCCCGTATCGGTTGGTGCGTCCCACACGACTGGCCATCAGCCGACCTCTTGAAATGATTATGGAAAATGGGCGATAACAACGATATGGGTCCGGTGACTCCGCTTTTCGAGTTTATGGACCGTGCCAAGAACACCCTCGCCGCCTTCCTGCCGCGTTCCGATGGAGCTCCATCGTTCATTCAAAACGAAGATCGCCGTTCTGCCGAGTCGGCAGCCGCGTTTGCGCAGGTATTCGGGCACGTCCCGCAGAATTCGATCGATCGAATGACTGCCGAGGCACTGAATCCGAATACCTACGATCCGAAGTACAAGGGTGTGCAGGCGCAGATCCGGGTAGTGCGAATCGACAAAGTCCCTGGACAAGGGGTGGTCCGCTCCTCGTTCTTCATCGAACAGGACCGGGTCTTCAACCCGTCGCCGAACAACCTCGGTTACAACCGTGGTGACGGCCGAACCGCGAACGAGAACTTCGACCCCGAACTGTCTCGGGTGACGATGTATGTGGATTACGAGAACGGCCTGGTCATCCTGCGTCAGAATCCATCGATCAAGGTCGACGACGGGGAAGTCGAGGTCGGAACTCCGGAAGCCAAGGTATGGCAGGCGAAAGACGGTAGCGTCAGAGTGAACTATGCTGCGCACGATCCTTTTGCGGTATCGGTACACAAAAACGTCGGCTCGGTCAATGGAAACCTGGTGTTCACTCCCGGCCAGGGCGTTGCGGGAAAACCAGGGTCCACGGGTGTCACAGTCAACGGACGCGTGGGAGATTACCCGACGTTGGAGGTCTATCAGGACGCTCCAAACGGTAATCGCCATACGATTCTGATCGATCCTGCGGATTCGGGTTCCGAAGTGTTCGGACCGATGACTCTCGTCGGAAACCATGACATCGGGACCGGGCTGGACGCGATCAAACCGTTCCAGAAGTGGAAACCGTTCACCACGATCGGCGGCATGAGCGACGAGGTCGAGGATCTCCCTTCGGCCAAAGCGGCACCGGTCGGCAGCGCGCCGAAAGCACCGGTGTACGCGTCGGGTGGCGACGTCAGCGGCCCCGGTTCGTCGATCGGCGACAAGATCCCCGCATGGCTGTCCGACGGCGAGTTCGTGATGAACGCTCGCTCCACGTCGGTGAACCGCCCGTTCCTGCAGGCGCTCAACGCGGATCCCTACTTCCTGCAGAAGATGCTGGCGTCGCGATCGGAACGCGGCCGGAACGAAAGCGGCGGAAGCGGTTTCGGGAACGCTGCTCCGGCTGGGCAGCCGGCCACGGTGAACATTTCGATGTCGAGCAACGAGGACATCGTCGGCAGATTGAAAGTGCTCGCGTTGCAGTGGGAATTGGCCCATTCGTGATAGCGGCGGAACTATTGGATTGAGGTGGATCTGTGGCGTCGAATGCCGCGATGATCACATTGACCGGAGTCGATGGGTCCGTATGGACGATCGCCGGTCACGGTCGTGGTCGTGAAGGTGTTGATTTGGCTACGTCGCCGAGCGGTTTGTACGACGCTCCGGTGACGACGATTTGGAACCAGTCGGCCTTCCAGGTCGGTTCCTCGTTCGGTGGATACCGGACCAACAAGCGTGACATCGTGTTCGCGGTCAATGTCTTCGAAGCCGGGGGTCGGTCCTGGGAGGCGGTGGACTCGGCGTGGCGCAAAGCGTGGGCCTATGACCGGGACGCGACATTGACCATCACCACCGACTACGGCACGCGGTCGCTGAAGTTGCGGATGTCGGAGCAGCCGGATTTCAAGCCGGACAAGGACCCGCATCTGAAGCGGCAGGGCAAAGTCGTGATGACCTGCATCGCGGGAAATCCGTGGTGGGTGGAGTCGGATGTGACGAGCACGTGGACGTCGACAATCGACACCACGGGTGCGAACATGAGCCAGCAGGGCACTGTCAGCATCGCCAACCCGACCGATCAGCCGATGTGGTTGAAGTGGGTGTGCTCGGCGCCCGGCAAGTGGACGCTGCCGGACTTCTCGTGGGGCGCCGTCGATCGTGACGAGGCGCGCACCATCACGCTGCCGATGACCGCCGCCGGGCAGGCGTTGACGGTGGACACCGACCCGATGGAAGAGATGATCGTCGCCGCGGATCGGTCGCAGATCTGGGCGTTGATGAACGGCGTCAGCTTCCTGTATCCGGTGCCGGCGTACACGCCCGCCACCGATGTTCCGGTGAAAGTGGCCGGTGCGCCGACGGGTGCGTCGGTGATGGTGGTGCAGCCGAGGAACTGGTCGCGGCCGTGGGGGCTGCAGTGAGCACCGCGCTGGATCTCGCCGCGATCTACGCGGAAGCGCAGCAGCGCAAGGATTTCCGCAAACAGCAGCGCTACGCCCGGCCGCTGGTGCGCCTGTGGGACGGTGACTGGAATCTGCGCGGCATCTGCGGCGCGGAGGTCAGTGCTGATTTCCGATGGGTGCTCAACCAGTCCGGCACCGGCATGCTGGTGCTGCCTTACGACTACTACCTGGCCAAGTGGGCCGTAGACATCAACGGCCGCACCAAGCAGAACGTGCACATCACCGTCGACAAGGACGGTGCGCGCTGGGACGGCCGGTTGGAGAAGGCGGTCATCAAGACCGACGAGCACGGCGTGACGACCGTCGAGTTGCTGTTCATGCACTCCTACCAGGAACTCAAACACATCTACTGCTGGTCGAACCCGTTCCTGCCGGCGGCGGTGCAGTTCCCGCGGGAATTCTTGCTGGCGGGCCCGAGTGTCTGGGTCCTCAAGACCGCGCTGCACGTGAATCTGTTGCGGCTGGAGGCGTCGTTGGACTGGGCGCTGCCGGACGACCCGATGGACTCCGGCGAGTGGGGCAACCTCGACCAGTCGCAATGGCGGGTCGTGGTGAAACCCAGCGACTTCCTCTCCGATACGTCGATGTGGACCATTTTCGGCTCCCGGTTCCGCAACTTCCACGAGGCCGCGGCGGGAACGCTGGAAACGGCGCAGCTCGCCGTCGTCACCAGGCGGTGGCTGCGCGGCGATCCGGAACCGTGGCCGGGTGCGAACCTGCGCCACGGCTGCCTGGTGGTCGATATCGTCGACAAGTCCGGATTCTGGACCGGGACCAGCACCGGCGGCAACATGTGGGACGGCCTTAAACACACGATGCAGGTGCTCGACAACACACTGCTCGACTACAGCCCGGATGTGCTGCCGGATCAGAATGTGCCTGAGCTGTACAAGAATCCGGGCTGGATGGGCACGCTGCCGTCGAACCCTTGGGTGGTGTACCGGCAGAACGAACACACCGGTATCCAGACCTCACAATTCGTGGTCAACCCGTCCTCGGCCGTGCAGATTCTCACCGGCGGTCATTCGATGCCGGGTGTGAACGAGGCCATCTCCTCGGCGATCCAGTTCGTCGGCATGGTCACCGCTGGTGCGCTCGGCGAAGTGCCGTTCGTCGGTCCCATTCTGGCCGGTGTCGCCAACGGTACGACGGCGGTGGTCGACACCATCGCGATGGCGTTGTTGTCGGACACTCTGCTGGCGTGGATGTCTTTCCAGTCGCCGCAGCGCGCGCTGAATTCGGGTTGGTCGCACTACTACGAGCATTTCGAGAACAGCGCCGACCGCGCCTATACGCTCGGATCGCTGCTCACTCTGGGTGAGGGCCTGTGGAAAACCCGCCGCCACTTCACCCACAAGTTCACCGTGGCCAACGGTGAGCCGTACCTGATCGGTGATCAGGGCCAGGGGCATTTCTTCCTCGGAGATCGGGTCGGCTCCACTGTCAAGGGCATGCCGGAGGGCTCGATCTACGTCGACCAGGTGACCGAGCTCGAGCTCGCCTGGTCGCGCACCGCAAGCCCCGCCTGGCAGGTCACGGTCGGTTCCGACCGGGACCACGACATGCCGTTCGCCAAATCCATGCGGGTCGTCGCCGACATCGTCGACGACATTCACGCTCTCGCCGTCCAGATGTGATTCCGGCCGAGTTCGCCGTGCGGTGAGCTCGGGAGGTCGAACAGGGCGGTCTCGCCAATCTCATTTCTATCCGCCGGAGAGAACTATGCCTATTCCCATGCGCGAGGACTGCGACCCCGATGATCCCCACGAGGCGTTCGTGTGGGCACTGGTCGGTTTGCCCGGCCCGCGCAACTCGCCTTTGCTGGTGCATCCCGATGTGCTGCGGCAGTGGTCGAAACACCTGTGGGACCTCGGGTTCCGTCACTACCCCGACGAGCAGATCAAGGAATACATTCCGCCCGCACGCGGTGTCACCCACTGGCTCAACGGTGCGGGCCAGTGGGCCGAGAAGGGTGCCGTGCGGCCCGCGGCGACTTCGGCGCCCGACGTCTCCGTGTTGACCCCGGACGAGCGGGCGCATCTGGTGGAACAGTTGCGCGAGTCGGGTGAGCTCGCGCACCTGGTCGATCCGCGCGAACTGGACTTCAATCACGCCAGGGTCGGCAGCGCGGACTCCGCCGCGTCCGGTGGTGACCGATGACGAGTCCCGACAAGAAGATTCCGGCGGGCGCCTACACCGGCGGCTCGATCCGTAATCTGCAGAAGGTCACTTGGGCATCGGCGCAGGCATCGATCATGTCGAAGGTCGTGCAGTCCTTCGCCGGCGTGGACGCCATCGGCGCGAACCTGAACTCGGTGACCAATCGCGCGCTCAACGCGGCCAATTCGGCGCAGACCGATGCCTCGGACGCGCAGTCGACCGCGAACGCGGCGCAGAATACGTCCGCATCCAACGCGGCGGCGATCGCCGATCTACAGGCCGACAAGACGCAGAGCGAAGTGGGCGGGTCGAAGGTCACCGACAGCTTCGAAACCTGGGATACCGCCAAGTGGTCGGTCGCCAAGTGGATCGATGGCCAACACACTGTTCCCGATATGGTCGTCGTCGGTCATCAGGCGGGCATCTCGAAGACCGGAAACACCGGCACCGGTGGCAATTTCGCGCTCTACAAGACGCCACTCATGACGGACTCCCAGTCGGTGTCACTGGTGTTGGGACGCGTCAACCAGGCCGGCTACTTCACCGGCAGCGGCGTTCTCATCCGCGCGGCGGCCGATCTGTCGAGTTTCGTCATCGTCCAGATCGGGACGTCCAAATTGTCCCTCCAACGCGGAACGATGGTCGATGGCGAGTTGACCGTGACGATCTGGGCGGAGAAGACGAATCTGTCGCTGAACACGGGAGACACGGTCACGGTCACTGCGACCGGCGCGTCGTACGAGGTCCTCGTCAATGGCGTCAGCAGACTCGGTTACCAAGACACCGCAGCCACCTCTCCCGTCGGTGCGGCCAACCGATGGGTCGGGTTGTTCAGCGCGTGTTACGCGAGTACGACCTGGTCCGGCACGACCCTATATTTCGGCTTCGATATCGAAGCCTTCTCCGCGGCGGACACGTCGTCACCGCCCATAGTCGGGACAGGCTGGTCGCTGTATCGCCAGAGCACAGCGGCAGTCGCGCAAAGCGCGGGCAACGCGCGATACGCCACCATCTTCGATACGGTGCGTCAGGCGAACAAGGTCAGCGTCCTCAACCTTCCATCCGGCCAGGTTCAGATCACCAAACCCGGCTGGTACGTGATGAGTGTCGGCGCCCAGTGGGAACAGCCTTGCGGAACCGGATACAACTACAACGTCTCGTTGTGGTCCGCGCCGAGTCCCGATGGCCAATGGAAGCTGGTTCGCAACAGCGGTGAAACCGAAGGCTCGAAGGTCTATCGCGTTTCCGGAACTTTCGTCGTTTTCGCGGGCGCGGGAAGTGTCTGGGCGCCTGGTTACTACATCGCCGGCGCCAACCAAATGTACGGCGACCCGTCCGGCAGCCACGTGTATTTCGACGGGACGCTTTGCTCGTTCTCCTGACTCGATCGAGTCCAGCGGTGCCGTCCGCCACCGTCGCGCGAACGAGTTTCGGCGGCACCGCATCGAAGCGGCCGAGTACGGCCGATTCCGCACCGAACCCGTCCGCGATCCACGGGCGTGGTCGAACAAAGCAGAGGAACCTATGAGCACACCGAATGGTCCCGGATACCTGGGCTACCAGCCAACGCTCGAACCGCTGAAGCTGACCACCGGCGCCAGCTTCGTGCAGACCATCCAGCCGTCCGACGGAGCGGTATTTCCCGACGGCACAACGGTGTCCATCGTGTTGACCGCACCCGGAGGTGCCGCCCTCGGCGCCTGGCCCGCCACCGTCGACTCGAACGGCGCCGTGTGGACCGTACCGGCCGCGATCTGTGACGACATTCCGACGAATTCGCGGTACACGATGCTGGTCACCTATCCCACTTCCCCCGCGACCACGTACGCCTGGTACGCGGGCACCGTCGTCCGGACCTAGCCCCGGTCCGACATCGCCGACGAATTCACCAGTAATACAACAAATCTCGAGGAGTCCACTCATGGCTATCGCCGTCACTTCGACCAAGAACGCGCTGTGCGCCGCCTACGCCAATATCGCCACCACCGTCTACGTCTCGGTCCACACCGCCGACCCGGGCACCAACGGCGCGAACGAGGCGTCCGGCGGTTCCCCCGCCTACAAGCGGGTGGCCACCACCTGGTCCGCCCCGGCCAACGGCCAGATCACCGGCAGCCAAGTCACCATCGACCTGCCCGCGGGAACCTACACCCACGCTGGCCTGTGGAGCGCCCTCAACGGCGGCACCTTCATCGACAAGGTCGGCATCGCCTCCACCACTCTCGGCGCGCAGGGCACTCTGCTCATCACTCCGACCTTCACCATGAGCTGACCATGCCTAATCGGAGAGTGCCATGACACCCCCAGGTCAGGTGATCACGGCGGCCATGCCTGTGCCACCGGCAGTGGCCCTGCCGGTTCCGGCGCCCGCTGCGGGCACGGGGACGCTACCGGCTAGGCCGGTCACCGTCGTCAACGGGACTCGCGTCCCAGTTGTTTCCCCGTTCGTGTACGCCGCCTTCTCGGGCCTTGCCGCACCGGCCGCGCTGTGCTCTCCTTCGGCGTCAGCGGTGGCCGCCGCGGGTGGTGCCGGCCTGCTGACGGCACCGACGTTGTCATCGCAATTCGTTGTCCCTGATTTCGGTGACACCGCGTCTGCGACGGCGCGTGTGCTGGTCGGTTCCGGTGGCGCCGTTGTGCTGTCCGCGTCGTTCGATGCGGACAGCCGGGAGGTGGCAGGCGATGCCGCCTTCGGCATCGCCGGTGTGCTCTCGACGGAAACGACGCCCTATTGCGCTGCGCTGCCGTCGTTCTACGCCCGAGGCGCCGCCACAGCGGACGCCTCGAATCCGCCCGGTTGAACAGCGCCCCTCGAGCCCAGGCGAATTGGGCCCGGGCTTCCAGAAGCGAAAGCTGCCGCGCCCGACCGAGGTCGGGCGCGGCACTTCGTGTCTCGGGGCCAGATCATCTTCGTGCTACAAAAAGGAAGTTGCGGTGGCAGATACTGCATTCAAATCGGCGAGACTGCCTGTGTCGCCATCGGCTACTCCAGCTATCCCGGCGCCGCCCGCCAACAGCGTGGTGTTGCCCGCCTCGCCGGTGTCTTTCGTCGCGGGCAAATACATTCCCGTCGTCGTGCCGTTCATCCGCGCGGACATGGCCAGTGACGGTGCACTGTTCACGGTCGCGACCGCGAAGGTAGTGACGGACGGAACCAACAGCGGCGCAGGGCGATTGAGCATGGCATTCGCTGTTCACGTGCTCGGGCTGGCCGACTTCGGAAGTAGCGGTTCGGCGAATGCGCGAGTCGCGGGCGGTGCTGCGACGGTGGTGGTGGTTTCCGCCGGCTTCGGTGGCGACGGTCACACGATGACGACGAACGCGGTCGCGCGTGGCGGCGGCGAACTGTCCGCCGTGGTCGTGCCCACTGCCGGCGCGGTGTCGACATTCCACGGCACGGCCACCGTGATCGGTGTGCTTCCTCCCCCGGTCGAAACGGCGTCCGCGCCGTTGTCGGGTGGCGGCAGCCTGACCGCCGCCGTGGTGCCCGGGTTCAGTGCGTCGGGAATGAACAAGAGCGGAACGCAGCCCGGACCCAATGCCCAGAACGCTTGGATTCAGGTGATCAGCTGGACCGCGGATACCGCGAACTATCCCGGCTCGACCGTGGATACGAATGCCCTCCTGGCCAAGGGCGCCAAGGCGTCGGCCGCCATCGCAGGCAGTGTCGGCTGGACCCAGGGAACCTACCCGAACTCGATCTCAGCGCGCCTCAAGCAGAACGGGGTGGTCGTCGCCACCGGCACGCCCGCCAATCCGGCCCTCGCCAATGCCACGGTCGCAGTCGCGGCAGGTGATCGGTTCACTCTCGAGGTCAGCGATGGCAGCGGGTGGGCCGCGTACTCGGCAGCCACGATCAATGCGGGAAATACGTACCTGCGGATCACCTGAACTACCGGCGCCGCATCGACCTACTGACCTACTTCGGCGTGCCACCGATCGCGGCCACGGTGCCCGAATCACGTACCTGTGTGGTGGCTCGACGGGTTTCGGCAGTCTGAATGCCCCGCCATCGTTCCACGCTGAGTTGAACCGCCACTGCCCGCCAGCAGTTGGAAACCGGGCGAGTCCGGAGTCGGCGGACGGCCACGAATGCGCCACTTCTCGGCTGGTCTCAGGGCCGGTCAATCGATCTTCCCGCGTAGTCATCAGGCCGAATCGCGCTGTGCGCCAGCCGCTCTGCAACCGGCTGGCCTCGCCGCATTTCGAGCCGGATTCGGCGCGCCTGAAACCTTTGAGGAGGCGATGAGCCGTGACGGATATTTACGGCCTTCCCGACACCACCGGCCGTAAGGAGGGCGATACGTGGACCACCACGTTGCCCGACGGGCGAACCGTAGTGAACACGATCCCCGTCGGAAACGGCAATCAGACTGTCGACCAGATCATTACCAATCCTGACGGCAGCACTACGAACTCGCGCGTCGCCGGCAACGGGCAGGGAGGGTGGCAACGGTGGAACGACGACTCCACCGGAACCTCCTCGTACGCAGGCAAAGACACACAAGACAGCGACGTCTACGGCCAGCATTTCAATCCAGGGGCATCGACCTCGGGCCGCCCGAATCACGAATTCGGGATGTCGTCCGACTACAAAACTACCGCCACCGCGTCGTACAACCAGGACGGCAATCGGATCGGCACCGATATCGGTGTCGCGAACAAGAGCGGTCTCTACGACAACGTTCACGTCGACAACTTCGGCAACAAGACGTTCACGACCACGAGCCGAGACGAAAAAGGCGCTGTGGTCAGCACTTTCACCGGGCAGATCGACAGCGATGGGTACGGCTGGAAAATCCTGGGCGACAAGCGATGGGAAGTCGCACCGGACAGCCAGGGCCAGCCGGTCTTCATGCGCACCGAAGAGACTCCCGAGGGTGTGCACCACTACCGCCTGGACGAGACGGGCAAGCTGACCGATGAATTTCGCGGTAACCAGCCAGGCCTGTGGTACCGGGACACCATCAATCCTGAAGACGGATCGATAACTCGGCTCGATGTAAATCTCGGAGTCACCGTTTACAACAGTGACGGTACCGTCCGGAGCAGCCAGAAGCCGGACGACAAACGGACCGGACTCGAAAAGGTAGTCGATACCACCGGAGAATTCCTTTACGGGTCGGGACGCTTTCTGTTCGGGATGACGGACGTGGGCGCTGTCTACAACGCAGTGAGCCCATTATGGGGCCAGCATGACGCCGCGGTAACCGCGGACGACGTTCTCGTGGAGACCGCTGAATCGTTCAAACCGTTGTTCACCGGCGATGGCCATGAGAGATGGCAAACCCTCCAGGCCATGATTGCCGGAACCAACAGCGACGAATTCGGCGACGACAGCATTGTTTCCACCACCAAAGCCGTACTAACAGCTGCAACCTTCTTCCTACCCGGTCCGAAGGGTCTGGGCGCCCTTGGGCGCCGAGGCCGAGCAGGCGAAGAGCTTCTCATTCGAGAAATGGCTGAGGCCGGTGCCACCGAAGCTGAGATTCTGGCATCGCTGAGAGAAGTACGCGCCGCGCAAGAGGCATTGGATTCCGTAACCGGCAAGAACGATCGCGGGGATGGTAGCGGCGAGCGGCTGACACCCGCAGAGATCCTGGCCGAGATCGAGAATTCACGACGCCCTACTGGAGTTCCAGATGGAGCTTTTCGCCATGGTGACGGGGCGGGCAGGGATGCCAACTCACCTGATGGTAGCCACAGCTCTCCGGGAATATCGACGCGGAATCCGCGTATATCCGATCCGGCAGACTCGCGTATGCCGAACGGACTCAACGACGCTGAAAAGAATCGTTGGCTGTACGACAGGACCGCGCCGGCGGACACATCGAACATGGCTAAGATTGGCGACCCAGGAGTCTCTCGATGGCCTTTGAAGGAACGGCTTCTCGGCGGGCTTCGGTCAGGCGCTCGCGGCTTCATCGGAGAAGCATTTTCCCGGGCCAAACTTCGCCTCGAAGGCTACGAGATTCTTGCCGAGAACCAGCCGATCCGCGTCCCCGATGGTAAAGGCGGACATGTAACCGTAAAGCCGGACTTCATCGCAATCGATCCGAAGACGAACAGGCTCGTATTCGTCGAAGCAAAGTTCGGCAACGACCCTACGTTTCGTCCGAATCAGCTCGAGGGATATCCGGGGATCAACGCCGGCGACACAAGCATTCTGGATTTGGAGCTGCCGAAAGAACTGCGTGACAAAATCGTCTCACGGATGGAGAGTGAAAATCATCCACTCGAGAGCGACATTATTTCGGGGATTGACACGCATGCCTGGAACGTTGATCACATGCCGACGCCCGAAATTATCCGGGAGGCGCAGCGAGATTTCGAGACCGACTATTTCGAGCTGAATACGTCGAAGAAGTCCCTGGGGACATCGGCGAATCAAACCAAATCCTTCCTCAATGATTTGGTGAATGAACTCGACAAGGAAGGCGCGGATCAGAACCTTCCGCCGTCGCTTCCGGACAAGTGGTCGAAGCCGACGGGTGACCTTTCAGCGCTGGGAATCGGTGCGCTTGCTGCCTTCGGCATGGGGCTTCTGTTGCCAGATGAGGAGTCGGAGGACGCTGAGTTCGATGAGTCTGATGTGCTGTGGCAAGCCGGATTGGTCCAGTCGATGATGTCGGACCTTGCTGCTGTAACTGGAACTGCAGTGGTCATGCCAAACCCGGTGATGACTGTTGCCGGCCCGGGTGTCAACCCGATCGACCAAAGTCTCGTAGTCAATATCAGACTACCGGCGCCCGAAAACCGTATCGATGAAGAAACGCAGATCGCTGCGTTTGTGGCCAACTCTGTGCACATTCGCTGACTAGATGCATGTTCGGGTAGGTCTATCGACGAAGAAGCTGGTGCGATGTAGGATCGAAGTTCGAGTGTATCGCGTGCCGACAATGGAAATCCCGGTTCGGACGATATGGGTTGGTGAACGAGAGGGAATTGGTGTTTACGGAGGCAGAGCGTCTGAAGCATGCCATGATCTCTGATCTCGAGGGGCGAATGGGTTTACTTGGCTTTCGGGAACCACAGCCGGCTTCGGGTGTGGACGGGATTCGGTTCGCGAAGAACGAGAAGGCCATTCCGTCGGCGTCTATGGTTGTTGAGGTCAGGTTCACGCGCCATCCTCGAGGTGGTCTCCAGGTGAACTCCTGGGCAAAGATCGAGTCCCGTAGTGTTCTGGAGATTCATAGTGCCCTACCCCCGGCCGCATTGCTAAAAGATGGCGAATTGCTTCGCGACTTTGTCGATCGAATAGACTTCGACATTCTAGTGAATCCGATCGATCCGATGTCATTGCGTCCTGTGTTGGATCTGGGGGGCATGGAGATCAGGGGCGAATGGATCGCGAAGACTGTCGCAGGTCCGGTTGACGATTGGTTCATGAAGCGCGACTCGCTGGAAAAGCTGATAGAACTTGCCAAGCTGGTACCGATAAAAGGCGGCTCGCGAAAGGTCTCACCGGGCCGTCTGCGTGGAGTAGTTCTGCTCTGTCTGGTCAACGAAATGTGGGATATTGCCGCATCTCTGATGGATTGGTATGTCATGCTCGACAGTTACAACGTACTGGACTCGCCGGAGCGGATCGCAGAATTCGATAAAGCCTTGAAGTCGCGATTCGGTCAGTATGAAGCCCTCAGGAGTTCATGAGCTGAGGGATTTCGGTGGCGACGATATTGCGGTTTTGAATGGCATCCAACTGCAGTGCAATTCGGAGATTGGTGGACGATGAATACAGGGATCGCGCGGGAGTCCATGGTTTCGATTGCGGAGCTACTGGCGCCGGATCGACCGGACGTGGTGAGGGAAGTTCGGACTGCTCCGGATGGAAATACTTGGCGGGCCTTGATTCGTGCGCTCTCGGAGCGCGGGCTCGTCGCGGTGTTCGATTGGGAAGATGATCCGGGCGAGATACGGTCCTTGCTGGAGGCGCTGCCTTCATTCCCTGACGATCTGTCGTGGAGTTGGTACGGAGCGTACGAGTCCGAGGTGGACGACTTGGATCAGGCCGAAGCTGTCGAACGTCTGCTGGAAGTCGTTGGCGAGGGATGTGCCCGAATCGGGAGGGTTCTTCTCTCCCTCGAGACAGGAAGCGACAGCTACGCGGTGATCTTCATGTCGGCTGACGACTACGCGAGAGTGCCAGCACTTGGTCTTGTCGGCTTGGAATCAGTCCGTTTGGGCCAATGGTCCGGCATCGAGATGCCGTCAGAGTCTTGAACCTGGAAGGCTTCCTGTTGGAGATCGAAGAGCGTCGTGGTTGCGTGCCCCGCGATCGCCACGCCAATCAGGCTGTCGGGCTACAAAAGGTAAGTGCGCCGAGAGGGGACAGTCGTGGCCGTTAGCGCAGCTCGGTTGATGAAAAGGTCGGCGAGCAACTGACCGACGTGTTGGCAGCCGAGGGCTTCGATCGCTCCGAACCGCTGGACGACCTGGGCGCCGCTGGGCCCGCAGCCAAGAAGCCATCCTGGATCAGGGTTTGGTTCGTCGGGCCCGACAGTGGAGTGCCCCAGGTGACCTCGGCGGTAGAGGCCACCATCTAGGCAAACGGCACGGTGGCGTTGGGATCGCGGCGAGCGCGCGGATCGTGTTGTCTGCCGTCGAGGATGTACTGCGCGATATGCCGGCGGAAGCGTTGGCGAAGGGTGGTTGGGGCCAGGCATCACCTACGAGCAGACCAGCCCATGAGGAACAAGAACCCCGGCCGTTCCGGCGGGTACTCCATCCCTTCCAACTGATTAGGAAGCCCGTGAGCGTCAGCGAACACGACCGGATCGATCAAATTTTCGTGAGCCCCGAGGGCCGGCTTGTATTGGCCATGTCGGAAGAGCGACCTTATCGGCCCGAGAATTCGCACGTTCTGGATGAAGACTTTCGCAACAAGATCAACTCGTACATTCATGCGGCTCGGGTGGGTCATGCGCACCGTCTCGCCCACGAAAACGGTGTCGCGGAGGTCAATGGCATCGACATCGTTCTGTACAGTCGCACGCATCCGTCTCCGGCTGTTCTTCGCTTGATCGGGCGGGTAAACGAAGAACTTTCCGCAGAGGGTATCGGAGCGAGATGGGAATCCATTGCTTCCGAAGACCTCGGTATCGAGGTAATCGAGAGGGCTCTGGTCAACGAGTCGGTCCGACTGGTGGGTTCCGACTGGAAGTTCGCGCTGATGTGGGTGACTCTGATCGGGCGTGATGGAGCAGCTGGTATCCAAGTCGAGCATCGAGATGGTTCGATCGTCAATGTTCGAGCATCCGAAGGGTTGTTGGCGCTGCTCTCCGAACACAAGCGTGCCTTCTCCGATTCCCGGCTCGGCACCTGGCTCAGCGGACAAATCCTGATCAAAGGTGACCACACCTACAAGTCGCAATTCTCCAATTCGGACGTTCCGGAGTGGATGCCACAGCCAACCGCCGACAATCTGCGCGCGGAGCTGGACATGTATTCACGGGAAGCCGGTGAAGTGCCCGTTTGGGTCACGGAGCGCATCCGTAGTGCACAGGGTTGATCGACCCGCTGGATCTCGATCGCCGACGGGGAAGTAGGCACCGACGGCATGTTGCGGCGGTGGTGTCCCACGGGTATTACGGCCAGTCGAGCGAGCCGGGCGATCTTGGCATCGCGAGGTAGCTTGCGGTCCTCGTGGCACCCGGCTGCGTTGCCCGCGAGGGCAATCGAGACATCGGATACGTAGTCGACCCCATCCTTACGGGCATTGTCGTCCCACGCCTTCGCGAGGAGAGCCGCGAACTCTAGTGAGGGTTCGCCGTCCCAGCGAACGGGATTCGTAGCCTCGGGCTCTGCGGGATCGCCGATCCGCTTCACGCTCGCCCTCCATTTCGCCATGCCGCGTCGACGCGGGCGACCGTGTCACCGTGCATGGCTGGCCCAGCCACGCGGCAATGGTACGTGGCGGCACCGGCACCCGGGTTCGCGTGGAACGCCCTCCGACGTAGCTGAGAAATACGCCAATCCGCTCTGTACGTCGCCAAGCGAACGGATTGGTGGCGAACGCCGCGGAAGGGCGGCTGCGGTCGTGGCAAACCAGCCGATCACTCGACGACCCGGGTGAGCACCACCCCGGGCGTCATTCACGACTTCTCCGGCATGGCCCCGACGCGCCGCCATTGCGGTGGTACGGGGGGAGCCGACGAAGCGCCCTGCGCAACAGCGCGGTGCGAGTTCGACAGGGGAGCGTTCCTCACCTGTCCTGATCATGAGAGTTGTTCATGACAAAGATCGTTTGCATCCTGATTCAGCCCAATACGGAGTGGACGAGTATCGAGGTGCCCGCGGGCAGCTCGCTCGTGTGGGCCGAGCCGGGCGGCATCGTCGTCGGTGGCGGTACCCCGAGCGGCATCGCCACTTTCTGGCGCACGGAGGACTACTCGTTCGGTGCCGAGCGGTGTCTGATCCGCAACGGACCCCGCACCGACCCGGGTTCTCCCGGCGAGGAACAGCCCGACTTCCCATACGTGGAAGGCGGCCTCCAGGGCGCTGTTCCCTTCATCAACGGCGACTACCTCCTGTGGTGGAAGAAGAGCGCGTACGACGCCTACCCGCCGAACTCGGCTTCGGGCGAATAGCAGGTGATGCCGCCCCGGCGAAGCCCGTTCGCCGGGGCGGCATTTCGGTATTCGGAAAGGTAGGACAGTCATGTCTTGGACTGGCGATCCGGTCTGGCTGGCGGACGTCCTCCGCGAGGAGGGCCTTCGCGTGGTCGAGTTTCCCGGCTGGCGCGAGCGCGGGCACGGTGACTTCGGCGAGATCTGGGGCGTCATCGCCCATCACACGGGCGGTTCGCACACGCCGTCGGCCGAAATCGCGTATGGGTTCGCGCATTTGGCGGGGCCGTTGTCGCAGTTGCACCTCGACAGAGACGGCACCGTCACCGTTGTCGCCGCGGGCGTGTCCTGGCACGCGGGCCGCGGTCGGTGGCCGGGGCTGCCCGAGGACGACGCGAATTTCCACACCATCGGTATCGAAGCCGTGAACAACGGCACCGAAGGGTGGTCGCGTGAGCAATACGACGCGTACGTGAGCTGCTGCGCGGCGATTCTGCGCAGGCTGGGCCACGGGGCCGATCGGGTGATCGGCCACAAGGAATGGGCCGGATCCAAACAGGGCAAGTGGGATCCCGGCGGCATGGATATGGACCGATTCCGCGCCGATGTCGCGGAACGATTGAAAGGCGGTGTGCTGATGGCACTTTCCGATATGGAGCAGCGGGAACTTCTCGACAAGCTGCGCAGAGTGCATTTCGAGCTCACCTACGGATTCCAATCTCGAGTGGCCGATTCCGAGTACCGGGACACGGTGGCTGGCTATGTGCTCAACTCCGACGCCGCCGACTACCGCAACGAGCAGCGGCTGAAGGCGGTCGAACTCAAGATCGATCGGCTGCTCGACGCCATGGAAGGAAAGATCTGATGCTCGTCACCAAACTTCCCGAGCCTGCACTGGTGCGCTCGGTGCTCGTCGCGATCACCGGCGTGACCGCGTTCGTCGTCGGCCATCAGATCGATGTCTCGTGGATCGAATCGGTTCTGACGATCTACGGTCTGCTCACTCCGGTGATCGCGGGCGCGGTCATTCGGCCCGCGGTCACGCCGGCCGTTCGGCAGGACGGCGGACGATGAATGGCGCAGAGTTGGTTGAGTCCCGAACTGGTGCAGGCATTCGGCGTTGCTGTTGCCACGGTGATCGGCGCTGTCACCGCGTGGCAGGCGCGTGAGGTCGCGAAACTGCGCGCTCGTGTCGAAACTTTGGAGAGCCAGGCGGCCGACGACAAGAAGCGCTTCCGCGACGCGATCCGTTTGATCCGGGCCCTCCAGCAGCACATCGATGAGCTGCGCGGCTTTCTGCGCTTGCATGTTCCCGGACAGGAACCGCCGGTCGCCCGATACGAAGTTCCACCCTCTTTGCAAGAGGAGATCTGAGCGGGGGCGTGCAGCCTTCGCTTCGGCCGCGCGCGGGCAGACGGTGGGGCTTCGCTCCGGCCATGCGCGGGCTGAGATTGCCCTTTCCGGCCGTGCGCGGGCTAAGGACCCTGCTCAGTGGTTCCGTCCACTATCTCCACCGGCGTATGAGCATGAATCTTCGCAGCGGTCGGCGTGGACGGAGGTGCGCCCGATTCGGTCACTCCGCTGGGCAGGGTCGGCGAGCCATCACGGCACAGGGCGTGCGTAACTCCCCACACCACAACGCGGTAGGTGAGGACGGCCGGCACGACGACAAGCAGCACTATCCGCAGTGTCACCAGCATGGCGCTGACGGTGAGGAAGCCGAGGCCGAGGCCGTCGGGCGAACCGAATCCGTGTCGCGCGGACAACGCCGTCAGGACCGGGTGCAGGGCGAGGGAAAGCACCACCAGGATCACCGGGATACGGACCCGCCGCCACCCGGTGCGCAGGCGGGAGGTGTTGAGCAGGCTCATGGCGCGAGTTCCGGTCCGGAGGTGAGGAAGGCAAGTAGTAGGGCGTTGCCGATCACCCCGCCGGTCGCGAAACGCATGCGTGGCCCGCTGCGCAGTGGCATGCCGAAGAGGTCGGTGGTGCGGAACAGGCGGGTGAACATGTCGCGGTGGCCGAAGGCGCGGGCCGGGGCGAGCGCGAAACCGGTTGCGGAGATGGAGATTCCGAGCATCAGGGGACCGCTGTCCATATCTCCGGCTCCGTGATGGCCTGCGCCGTATTCGTGGATCGCGCTGAAGCCGAGGATATTTCGCTCCTGGCGGAACAAGACGGTCGCCAGCTCCTCGGCGAGTGCCCGGTCCGCGAAGCCGGCGAAGTAGGCCGCCAGTCCGGTTCCGGAGGCGCGTGGGGCGTCTTGCGGCTTCCCGTCGACACCCATGCGTTGCAGCAGCAGTCCGGTGCCCCGATCGATCTGTACCGCGCGCACCTGCTGCGCCCAGTGTGCGAGGACCGCCTTGTGGTCGATGCCGGTCGCGCGGCCGTGTACCGCGATCGCGGCGGCGACGGCCGCCACGTCGGTGGGGTAGGCCCGGCCGGGGAAGGTGTCCAGCAGCGCAGTTGGCGAGGCGAGTAGTCGCCGCGCCAAGGAGGCGATCAGCGCGTCGTGTCGGTCCGCGAGGTCGGGAGGGAACGCCGGATCGACGAGGCGGGCCATCCCGAGCGCGAGGGCGGGGTAGGAGAGGTAGGCGTGGCCGTTCGGACTGTCGAGTTCCGCCATCCCGTCCTCGCCGTGCCAGGCCGAGGTGAACTCGGTGCGCATCTCGGGCAACAGACTCTTGACTGCCGCGCGAGTCACGATGGGGGCGTAGCGTTCCCGCAATTCGGGGTGCTCCAGGCAGACTTGCGCAAGTCCGAGCGCCGTCATTTGATGCGCGAGCAGCCCCCACATTTCGGCGAGTCCTTTCTCCGACCCGCTGGCGCGCCGATGATCGTCATCGGATTCGAAGGCCACCAATTCTTCCGCGAGTCCACGCACCAGTGCCGGATCCCCGCGGTACCACCCGTCGGCGTCACGACCGCACCACCACCTCGGCAGCGAGCCGGCGACCGCCACCGCCACCACGATGCCGAGCACTATCGCGAGCGGACGGCGAAACTTCGGTAACCGACGCACCGGGCCGGTCGGACTCCCCAT